AGACTCGGAATCGATTTCACTCTGAACTGACGATAGATAGTAATGGCGGAAAAGATTAAGTTAAGGTAATGTTTTCTAACGTTGCCTTCGACCTGGTCGACATCTAGGAGTAGTTTTGGGAGATTATCGTAAAGGCGACGGCAGTCGTCAGATAATTGCCCTAAATTATAATCCTGTAAGCTATCATCTAAATATTGTCGTTTCAGGGTGAAATTTTCCAGCAGTTTGAAAAATTTGACGACGTGTAATGGGTCCAGGATAGAGACTACTGTCTCTTTTTCTGTACCCTGAACTTTTGATAAAAATTTAACTAGATCAGGCGACTTACTCATGCCGGTCAGCTTTCTCTCTCTCTTTGGAGTAGGGAGAAAGCGACTGTGTAGTATGAAAGTTGTGATTGAGGATAGACATCGAAGAAATTCGACGAGATTGGTGTTTAATTCTTGATTTCCGTCTGAGCGTCTTAACAGATCGCTAAGATAGATGTCAATTACAGAATTGAATAATTGATCTAATCGGATATTTTTTTTGTTTGTTTTCATGGCATTAAATTTTGTGAGAGCGTTGTTTAGGTTCTTAAGGATGTGTTGATCAACACTCTACGCATAGCCCACCCCTACATGAGAGATATATTCAGCGTGTGACTGAGTGCTAAGCGTCCTTTAGATAATTGCACACCTACCTAAAGTAGAGGTGAACCACACATTAGCCTTAGCCTAAGATTGATGAGAGAGAGAAAGAATAAACGAAGACGGAGAGCCACAGGCACCAGAGGACGCCCTCAGTTACCTAAAGGGTAATGAGGGTGGTAGACGTATGACCAGGGAGTTGGGTTTTCCAGTAATGGTTATGTGCTGAAGAAACAGTACATGTAATAAATTCAAGCTATGTAATGCCGAAAGGTACAGTACAGCGTAAGCCCGGTCATATTCTTCTGTTTCTGATACCTGTGACGAACCCCGGGTTAATGTCGTACTGTGCAGCGTAAGCTACATTACATGACTTGCAGATTTTACGAAAATATGTTTGTTCATATCCTCAACTCAGAGGAGAAATCTGCAATACCCTGGGGAACGCGCCAACCTCTCGGCGTCATTTAGACGCCTTCGAGGACGTAAACAGTAAAGCTAATCAAAACTATTATTAGGCTTACTCGATACGTAAGCGCTAACCGTCTTCGTTTATTCTATTTATTCTCTAACTCATCGATTTCAACTAGAAGTGCTCTCTCCCTTCTAGTGAGTAGTGGGCATCCAAGGTTCTCAAGCGAATAGCTGATTACCTGCGTGCTATTTAAGCGACTGGATATAATGCTGGACATAGCCTCTAACTGTTCATCAATAAATGATAACATATAAATTGAGTTAGCTAATTCGCTGTTTTTAAGCAGCTCCTCTGTTTTTCTTACTACACATTGTGATTTAAAGGTGTCCATAAAGTCACCTTTGAATGCTCTGTTTACGTAAGGAAATGAGGGTGTAAATAGCACCTCAACAATAAGTTTGAATTTATCTAGATCAGCCCATTTAGGCAGAGTTCTGAACGCGTCAAATTGATCACGATAGCTGAATACATCACAGATTCCAGATTTAAAAAGAAAGAATACGAAAAATAAGTAGTCTTTACCGTCTAAGTCCGCATAGTATAACTTCAGCAGATCAATGAGAATATTCACATTGATACTGTCCCGGATTGCCCAGATGAATGTTTCGAAAGAAACACGTCCGTCATTCCAGGCGAAGAGTAATCCATGCGGAATAGGCGACAGGCGACTCCCCCGAATCGTAAAGTTTCTCGCAAATTCCAGTGTTGGATGCGAGGTATCTTCACTTTGCAGAGTTTTACCTTCGTTTACAGTCATTCCCATTTTAGACATAACCTCTAAGTATCGCAGATATTGGTCTCTAGTCCCTTTGAAAAGTAAGTCATCACCTACCAGCGCATAATCAGTTAAGCCAACTTTGCAAAGTTGGTTGACGATGAAGTGGTGAGTAAGTGCCATTACAGACCAAGAGGTATAGATTCCCATACCCTGCCCTACGCTATACGCGATTGGCGAACCATCTGTGATCGAGTTTTTGAAAACTCTGTCAACGATGATTAGCCATTGAGCAGCAATAGCTTCACCATCATATCCTAGTCTAGTCAGAATTCCGCAAAGGATTCTGGCTTGTAGGATACGTGGCATTCTGTCAGTAGCCGCACTTAGATCAATTGAGTAATAATTTCCTCGATTCGAGGTGTCAATATGATCTAATCCAGCTTTATGATTAAACGTAAAGTCGGACGGAATTTTTGATAGAATGGAGTATAGCATAAAATGGATACCAGAGAGAGCGCTTTGAGTTACCCAATCAACATTGGCAATAATCCGAGCCTTTCCTCCGGGAGCAGTAAAATGGAAAAGTCGAGAATGAATTTTGTCTTTGACAAAATCAGTATCGATTTCTACATTACATGCTAGAGTTTTGACTAAGTATTGGAAGTGTTGATGACCTTTGAAGTGTTGAGAAATGCTGAGCAGAGCATTGAACAGTCTAGAATCTTTCAGAACACCGGCTACATCATCTAGAATTTTGGATGAACTAGCACCCGAATTCGGGGATGACGCATTTCCCGAGTAAATGTAAAGATTTGCTGAATGCTCATCGGCGACTGGTTTGATATTATCTAACCACTCATTGATATTTTCTGTATTGAACAGTTCTCTGCAAAGCACCTCAAAGTCCTCTCCGCTATATGGATCTGTGATTGTATTTAGACTCGGAATCGATTTCACTCTGAACTGACGATAGATAGTAATGGCGGAAAAGATTAAGTTAAGGTAATGTTTTCTAACGTTGCCTTCGACCTGGTCGACATCTAGGAGTAGTTTTGGGAGA